ATGTACTTCGGAGACTTGACCCGTAACACCAGGCGTCTTCAGTCATCGGAAACACTCAATGACGACATCAATGTTGCGAATGAGATCAGCATAGTCGCCGATCCGTTTGCCAACCAGAATTTCCACCGAATGCGGTATGTTGGCTTTATGGGGGCAAATTGGAAAATCTCCAATGTTGAAGTCCATTATCCAAGACTGATCCTGACGATCGGAGGTGTCTACAATGGAGAGACTGCTTCTTCAGAAGACGCTATCTGACATTCTTGGATGCCCCGACAGAGGCGAAAAGTGCCGTGTGTACTTTCAGCCCCCCGCCAGCAAGGAAATGATTTATGACTGCATCGTTTACGAGCGCAGCCGTATTGAACCTACTTTTGCTGACAATCAGCCTTATGCACTTCACGACCGGTATCAGGTGACTGTGATTTACAGAAATCCTGACAGCGAGATCCCAAGCAAGATCGCGCTTCTTCCGATGTGCAGCCATGAACGCCACTATACCAAAGAAAACCTGAACCATGATGTGTTCAACCTATATTTCTAACCTTACAAGGAGGAAACAGCTATGAAGATCAAATGGGATGAAGTCGGCAAGCGTCTGTATGAGACCGGCGTCGACCACGGCGTCCTGTTCCCGATGGGCGAGGACAATGCATACGGCAAAGGTGTGCCCTGGTACGGCCTGAGCGCCGTTAACGAGAGCCCCTCCGGCGGCGAGCCTAATGCCGTATGGGCGGACAACATCAAGTACCTGAACCTGATGAGTGCCGAGGATTTCGGCGCCACCATCGAGGCTTACACCTATCCCGATGAGTTCGAGGCCTGCAACGGCTGCGCTGAGATCGCCCCGGGTGTCACCATCGCCCAGCAGGATCGCAAGATGTTCGGCTTCTGCTATCGCACGCTGATCGGCAACGATACGGTTGGTACGAACTATGGCTACAAGCTCCATCTGGTGTACGGTGCACAGGCTTCTCCCTCTGATAAGAACAACCAGACCGTGAACGACAGCCCCGAGGCTGCCACCATGAGCTGGGAGATCAGCACCACGCCTGTGGATGTTCCCAATTTCAAGCCGACCGCGCATCTGGTCATCGACTCCACCAAGACCGACAAGGCCAAGCTCGCGAAGCTGGAGGAGATGCTGTACGGCACCGATGGCGACCAGGCCACCGAACCCACGCTTCCGATGCCGGAGAAGGTCATCGAGCTGCTGAAGGCTGCCGGCTGATCCACGGTACAAGAACTTCTAAAGCGGGGCTCTCTTCACCGAGGGCTCCGCTTTCTTTAATTTTTGAAAGGAGAAAGCATCATGCTTAAGAAAACTATCGTTTATACAGACTACAACGGTACCACTCGCAAGGAGGATTTTTACTTCAACCTGACGCAGGCTGAGGTGACTGAGCTGGAGGTCTCCGTGGAGGGCGGTCTCGTTGAACAGATCAACCGCATCGTTGCGGCGCAGAATGGCAAGGTCATCATTGAGACCTTCAAGGACATCATTCTGCGCGCTTACGGTGAGAAGTCTCCGGATGGCCGTCGATTCATCAAGAACCAGGAAGTCCGCGATGCCTTCGCTCAGACCGAGGCGTACAGCAAGCTGTTCATGGAGCTGGCAACCGATGCTAAGGCTGCGAGCGAGTTCGTCAACGGCATCGTTCCTCCCAAGACGGAAAAGGCAGCCCCGGCCGATCAGAGTGCCGAAGCTCCTGCTGTTCCTGAAAACTGATGATAATGAGGACCGGCGATGCTGAAGATCACAGTGCCGGCTACCGAATTGTTTGACGGGGTCGGAAACTTTATCAACACCAATGAGCAGACGCTCCAGTTGGAGCATTCGCTGGTCTCTCTTTCAAAATGGGAAGCCAAATGGCACAAGCCTTACTTGTCCCGCAAGGCTATGACCATAGAAGAGACGATCGACTACATCCGGTGCATGACACTGACACAGAATGTCGACCCGAATGTGTATAAAGCGATCACTCCATCGAATTTGAAGACGGTCACGGAGTACATTGACGCTCCGATGACCGCCACGACCATCTCCAATGCAAAGAAAAAGGGTGGAAGCCGTAAAATCGTAACGGCAGAGGTCATTTATTATTGGATGATCTCCTACGGTATCCCGTTTGAGTGCCAGAAATGGCATCTGAACCGACTTCTGACCCTTATCAATGTATGTAATGTGGAGGGGTCGCCGCCTCAGAAGCTTTCGAGAGCGGAGGTTGCCGCGCAGTATAAAGCGCTGAACGCCGCCCGACGGAAGCAGTGGAATACAAGGGGGTAACACCATGACAGAAAAAGAACTGAGAGCCAAAGTAGTCTCGATTGCAGAGAAATATCTCGGATGCAAGGAAAGCAATGGCTCGCATAGAAAAATCATCGACCTCTATAACAGTCACAAACCGCTTGCACGAGGCTACCCCGTGAAATACACAGACGCCTGGTGCGCAACTTTTGTGAGCGCTGTGTTTATTGAGGCCGGCTTGACAGAGATCGCGCCGACCGAATGCGGATGCGGAGCAATGATCAATCTTTATAAGAAGATCGGTCGTTGGGAAGAGAATGATGCCTATGTCCCCTCTCCGGGTGATGTTGTTATGTACGACTGGCAAGATAACGGCGTTGGTGATAATACCGGTGCCGCTGATCATGTCGGTATTGTAGCAAGTGTTTCCGGAAATTCCATCAAGGTCATCGAAGGAAATATGAGTGATGCCGTTGGGTACAGAACCTTGCGGGTGAATGGCAAATACATTCGAGGCTATTGCCTCCCCAAGTATTCTGCCAAAGCTGGTTCGACAGGTTCCAACACAACAACACCGCCGAGTAACGGCTCGGCAAGCAAGCCCGCAAGTGCTAAAAAGGCAACCGAGGCAGCAAGATCTTTCAATAAGACTTTGGCCGGTACTTATGTTGTCACGGCAAATGTTGGGCTGCATATCCGTAATGGTGCAGGAACCGGTAAGGCCAGTCTAACCGTACTTCCCAAAGGTACAAAAGTTGCAAACTATGGGTACTACACGCTTGTCGGCAATATAAAGTGGCTTTATGTTCAGGTCACTTACAAGGGTGTCACATACACCGGATTTTGCAGTTCTCAGTATTTGAAGAAGTAAACAAGTGCAATTTGGAGGAAAACATGATCACGTTCAGACAAAAGGGCGACTTCTCCAAGCTGACGAGGTTTTTGGAGAGAGCCAAAGAAACGGTGCATCTCGGAGACCTCGATCAGTATGGCCGAGTCGGAGTGGCCGCTCTTGCGTCTGCAACGCCTGTTGACTCTGGAGAAACGGCTAAATCGTGGTATTACGAGATCACGAACAAGAAGGGTTTTGTGAGTATCTCGTTTCACAATTCAAATATTCAAAATGGAGTTCCAATCGCCATCATTTTGCAGTATGGACATGGAACTGGAACCGGCGGCTGGGTAGCGGGACGTGATTACATCAATCCTGCTATCCGGCCTATTTTTGATCAAATCGCAAATGACGCATGGAAGGAGGTCACGAAGACATGAGCACAACGATCGACGAGAGAGTTGTTGAAATGCGATTCGACAACCGTCAATTCGAGGCGGGTGTGAAGACAAGTTTGTCCACGCTCGACAAACTCAAAGAGGGTTTGGATCTGGACGGTGCGGCTAAAGGTCTGAAGGGCCTTAGCGACGCAGCTAAAAAGTGCGACCTTTCGACCCTTAGCAATTCCGTCGAGACTGTTCGGATGAAATTCTCGGCGCTCGAAGTCATGGCGGTGACCGCCCTTTCAAACATTACCAACTCGGTCATCAATACCGGAAAACGGATGATCGAATCGTTTACATTGGAGCCTCCCGAACAAGGCTTTGACGAATACGAGCTCAAGATGGGCTCTATTCAGACGATCATGATGAGCACCGGCGCATCGTTAGAGGAGGTCAACAAGTATCTTCAGGAGCTGAACGCCTACTCCGATAAGACAATTTACTCTTTCCAGGATATGACCTCCAATATCGGTAAGTTCACGAATGCCGGCGTCGGCCTTGAGGATGCTGTTATGGCTATTCAGGGTGTGTCGAATGTGGCTGCCGTATCCGGTGCAAATGCAAACGAGGCTTCCCGTGCGATGTATAACTTTGCACAGGCCTTGTCCGCAGGATATGTCAAGCTGATCGACTGGAAATCCATTGAAAACGCGAACATGGCAACGGTGGAATTCAAGACGCAGCTTTTGGAGTCGGCTGTTGCGTGTGGAACTTTGACGAAAACCGCAGACGGAATGTATAAGACCGTCAAGGGAAATGTCATCGACGCCACACATAACTTTAACGATTCTTTGCAGGATCAGTGGATGACGACGGAAGCTCTTGTCGGCACACTTCGTAATTATGCTGATGAAACGACCGACATCGGTAAGAAGGCATTCGCTGCTGCACAGGATGTTAAGACATTCTCACAGTTGATTGACACCTTAAAGGAAGCTGCTGGCTCCGGCTGGGCGAATACCTGGGAAATCCTCTTTGGTGACTTTGAGGAAGCCAAGGAATTGTGGACTGGTCTTAGTCAGGCAATCGGCGGATTTATTGATACGCAGTCTGATGCTCGTAATTCGGTGCTTCAGGGATGGAAAGACCTTGGCGGCAGAACCGAGCTGATCGAGTCTCTCAAGAATACGCTCAAGGGAATCGGAATGGTTATCAAGCCAATTACGGAGGCTTTTCGTGATATTTTTCCGCCAACTACTGCGGAACAGCTTCATAATCTGACAGAAGGACTGCTGAAGTTCACAGAAAAGCTGACGCTTAGTGACACTGCTTCCGAAAACCTGAAGAGCACCTTTAAGGGCCTATTCGCCATTCTTGATATTTGCAAGCGGGCAATCGGTGCAATTCTGGGTCCGATCGGTTCTCTTCTTGGGAAAGTGACCGGTTTAGGCGGCGGTGTTCTCGGCGTGACCGGCTCTATCGGAGAATGGCTCGTCAAGCTTGACGAAGCGATCAAGAAGAACGACACCTTTGGCAAAAGCATTGAGAAGATTTCTGATTTTGTGAGCGGTGCTGTTACGGCCATCAAGAATTTTGCCGAGTCTGTTCGTGAATACCTCGGTCTGCCGACGCTTGACGAAGCGAAGGAGTCTATGAAAGAACTCTTTGGTACTGCCAAAGAGAAGATTCAGGTTCCTGGACTGGAACTCCTGCACACGATCCTGGAGAAGCTGAAAGAGCGTGCCGGTCAGGTCAAAGACGCTATTGTCGGTCTGAAAGATGGCATTTCCGATGCGTTTTCTAAGATTGGCGGAAATACCGATGTGTCAAAATTTGCCGCATTGATCCAAGCACTATCCATTGCCGCTAAGAAAATTGGCGGTGGTATTTTCGATGCGCTCGGCAACGGCATCAATAAGATCATAACTGCGGTGAGTAACGCTGATTTTAGCGGAATCATCGACCTACTGAACGGAATTTCTATCGGCGGTATTGCGATTGCCATAACCAAGTTCACCAATAGTTTGACGAAGCCCTTTGATGAAGTCGGAGGTCTTCTTGACAATGTGAAGGGAATTCTGGATGGGGTTCGTGGATGCTTTGAGGCGTATCAGACGCAGTTAAAAGCCGGAACTTTGCTGAAAATAGCAAGCGCTATTGCGATTCTGGCAGCATCTATCGTCGCGATTTCTCTTATTGATAGTGAGAAGTTATCTGCGTCACTGGGAGCTATTACGGTTCTCTTTGCTGAACTGATGGCATCCATGTCGGTCTTTACCAAAATCAGCGGAGATGTTAAAGGTGCAGTAAAGAGTTCGACGGTGATGCTCGCCATGTCCACATCTATCCTGATCCTTGCATCAGCTCTGAAGAAGATCGGTGACTTGGATGGAGGACAGCTTGCAAAAGGCGTTGCCGGTGTGACAGCTTTGATGGCTGCGATGGTCGGCGCTGTGAAGCTGCTCGGCATGGGCGGCGGTTCTTCGATGAAGGGCGCGACACAGATGATCCTCTTTGCGGCCTCCATCAAGATCCTTGCATCGGTCTGCACCGACCTTGCAACGCTTGAATGGAATGGGCTTGCAAAAGGGCTGACTGGTGTCGGTGTACTGCTGGCGGAAGTCTCGCTCTTTATGAACACCGCAAAGTTCAGTGGAAAGTCTTTGACAACAGCGGCGGGAATTGTCGTCCTTGCCTCGGCAATCAAAATCCTGGCATCCGCCTGCAAGGATCTCGGTAATCTCGACTTCGGACAGCTTGTGAAGGGGCTTGGCTCCATCGGTATTCTTCTGGCGGAGATCACAGTCTTTACCAAGTTGACTGGCGATGCAAAGGGTCTGGTGTCCACCGGGCTCGCGATGATCGGGATTGGCGCCGCTATGAAAATCTTTGCTTCCGCGATGGGCGACTTCGGAAGCCTTGACTGGAACCAGATCGTCAAGGGGCTTGTCTCTATGGGCGGCGCATTGGCTGAAGTGGCTATCGCTATGAAGGTGATGCCGAAGAACACGATAAGCGTTGGTGTTGGTCTGATCGCTGTTGGTGCAGCACTTGAGATCGTGGCAAATGCCCTTGGAAAGATGGGCGGTATGACTTGGGAAGAGATCGCAAAGGGGCTCGTCACAATGGGCGGCGCTCTGGCAGAGCTTGCCATCGGTCTGAATGTGATGAACGGTACTTTGCCTGGCTCTGCTGCCATGCTGGTGGCGGCTGGCGCATTGGCTGTTCTGACTCCGGTGCTGCTGGCTCTTGGCTCGATGAGTTGGGAGAGCATTGCCAAGGGGCTTGTGACGATTGCCGGTGCATTCACCGTGATTGGTGTGGCCGGTCTCGTACTGACTCCTCTTGTTCCGACGATCCTGGCACTTGCCGGAGCGTTTGCGTTGATCGGCGTTGGAACCGCAGCTATCGGAGCAGGTTTACTTGCGGCCGGTGCCGGACTGTCGGCTATTGCAGTCGGCATCACCGCCTTGGCCACTTCTCTCGGCGCAGGCGTGACCGTTATTGTGGCAGGACTCAGCACAATAATCACAGGTATCGCCGCGTTGATCCCCGCTGTTGCCGAAAAGCTCGGTGAGGCTATTATAGCGTTCTGCGGCGTGATCGCTCAGGGGGCTCCCGCGATCGGCGAGGCCGTCAAGGCGGTCATTCTCACGCTGGTTGATGTGCTGGTTGAGTGCGTCCCTGCAATCGCTGATGGTGCATTGTCCTTGCTATCCGGCGTGCTCGCTTCCCTTGCAAACTATACTCCGGAAATCGTTGACTCTATTATGCTGTTCCTGATCAACTTGCTGAACGGCATTGCGGAGCGGCTGCCCGAACTCATTCAGGCGGCAGTCAATGTGATCGCGGCATTCTTCTCCGGCATCATTGATGCTCTGGCAGGACTTGATACAAGCGTATTGGTGAAAACCATCGCCGGCATCGGTCTGCTGTCCGGTATCATGGTCGCGTTGGGTGCAGTGGCCGCGTTGATCCCCAGTGCTATGGCCGGAGTGCTTGGTATGGGCGTTCTCATTGCTGAGTTGGCGGTCGTTCTTGCTGCTGTCGGTGCCCTTGCGCAGATTCCGGGCCTTTCCTGGCTGATCGGCGAGGGCGGCAAGCTGTTGGAGCAGATCGGTACGGCAATCGGTGGATTTGTCGGAGGTATCGTCGGCGGATTCATGAGTGGTATTTCCAGTCAGTTCCCGCAGATCGGCAGTGACCTTGCGTCGTTCATGACAAATGTTCAGCCGTTTATCGACGGTGCGAGCAGTATTTCTCCGGCGATGTTCAGCGGTGTGCAGGCATTGACAGATGCAATATTGCTGCTGACGAAGGCTGAGCTTGTGCAGGGCATTGCGTCCTGGTTCACTGGTAGTTCCTCTCTTTCTGATTTTGCTGATGAACTCGTTCCGTTCGGAGAAAGCATGGCGGAGTTCAGTAACGCTATCAGCGGAATGGACGCCGACCTCGTTTCCAAAGCGGCGACTGCCGGTAAGGCACTTGCAGAGATGGCTACCACGCTGCCGAACAGCGGCGGTGTAGTCGGCTTCTTTGCCGGTGAGAATGACATGGACAAGTTTGGAGAGCAGTTGGTTCCGTTTGGCAAGGCCATGAAGGACTACTCTCTCGCTGTTAAAGGAATGGATGTCGGTGCTGTCAGCAATTCCGCTTCTGCCGGTAAGGCGCTTGTGGAACTGTCAAATACCATTCCGAACTGCGGCGGACTTGTGAGCTTCTTCACCGGAGACAACAGTATTGCCGATTTCGGTGACCAGCTCGTTCTCTTCGGCGAGGGGCTTGCGGCTTACTCTACCTCTATCGAGGGCATCAACATGAGCAAGCTTTCAAGCGCGATCGCACAGGTCGAGAAACTGGTAGCGCTTGCCGATACAGTGAAGAATATGGATCAGTATGCATTTGTGAACTTTACGAATGCGCTGGTTCTGCTGGCAAACACCAGTATCCAAAACTTTACCGACGCTTTCTACAACAGTGGAGCTACTGTTAGCACGGCGATCATCTATATGCTCAATTCCGCAGGCACGACCATCCGGCAGAACCAGACGATCGTTAATGTGGCGATGGCTGAGCTGATGCTTGCGATGGCCGCGACCGTGAAAGCGCATACCACGAGCATGAATACCGCTGTTGTGCAGATGATGGTCGGCTTCAGCACCACGATCCGCAGCAATGGTGCTTCCGTGCGGACGGCGATGCAGTCTGTCATGCTGGTCGTTGTGGCAGAAGTGAACAACTACAAGGATCAGTTCAATGAAGCTGGCAGGAATGTTTCGCAGGGCTTTATCAACGGTATTCGCTCGAAGCTGAGCGGAGCCTCTCAAGCGGGCCGTGATCTGGGTCTTGCGGCGCTGAATGCGGCAAAGAAGGCGCTGGATAGCCATTCTCCATCCCGCGAGTTTATCGAGCTTGGTAAAAACATTGGCGAGGGTATGACCATCGGCATCAACAATGCGATCGTTCCAGTTTCTTCGGCTGCGGCGAAGATGAGCGATGAAGCCATCAAGGTCGCGCAGAAGGGACTCGACGCCTTTAAGGATTGGGCGGAAGAGCGGAAATATTACAGCGAGCTCAGCTTGAAAGAGGAGCTTGCCGGATGGGAAACTCTCCAGAAGAAATACCGCGAAGGCAGCGAGGAACGAAAGCAGATCGACCGCGAGGTCTATCGCGTTCAAAATGAGTTGGTTACGGCCACTTATCAGTATTCGATGAACTGGATCGAAGAGCAGAAATCGTATAACAAGCTGACCCTTGCGGAGGAACTGGCTGCTTATAAGCGTGTTCAGAGCCGATATGCCAAGGGGACAGAGCTGCGGAAGAAGCTCGACCTGCAAGTTTACCAGTTGGAGAAAGAGATCAGCGACGCGCAGAAACAGTACATCTCTGATGTGCAGTCGGTGCAGAGCGAGGCGAACCAGAAGCGGCTCGACCTGGAGGAAGAGTACGCTGATAAGGTAAAGTCGATCAATGCACAACTGGCGAGCGATATTCAGGCAGAGAATGACAAGTACGAGAATGCCCTGAAATCCCGCGAGGATTCTCTCTATAAGTCCTATGGCCTCTTTGACGCTGTGAAGGAGCGTGATGAGGTCAGCGGCGATACCCTGATGAAGAATCTTGAGGGTCAGGTCAAGGAATTTGGCGAATGGCAGGATATTTTAGAGTCTCTTGCCGGCAGAGGACTTGACAGCGACCTCCTTGAGGAACTTCAGGATATGGGTCCTGACGCGATCGCTCAGATCAAGGCGCTGAACGACATGAGCGACTCCGAGCTTGAGAAGTATGCCGACCTCTGGAAGGTCAAGCACGCAATGGCTCGCGAGCAGGCGGTCGGCGAATTAGAGGGGCTGCGTGAAGAGACCCAGCAGAATATTGCGAAACTCCGCGAGGAGGCCGATCAGGAGCTCACTGAGTATCGTGCTCTCTGGCAGCAGAAGATGAACCAGGTCACAGAGGACGCCAACGCTCAGTTGGAACAGCTCCGCAGAAGCTTTGAGGAAAAGGTTGGTCTTATCAAGAACAATACTGAGGATGAGCTTCAGGAGATGGCCGACACGGCGCAGAAGGTTCTGACGGAAGCTGGCTGGGATGAGACCGGCAAGCAAATCGTCAAGGGACTTACTGAAGGCGTCCAGGCTGAGAAGTCCAGCTTTGTTGATGAGATCACGCAACTGGCTCTTGCAGGCGTACAGGCGGCGAAATCGACACTGGACATCCATTCTCCGTCGAGGGTGTTCCGTGAGATCGGTAACTACACTGGTCTTGGTTTCGTGAAAGGTCTTCAGGACTATGTTGACCGCTCTTACGCGGCCGGTTCTGAGATGGCGGAGTCGGCTGAGGGCGGTCTTTCCGGTGTGCTCCAGACCATTGCCGACATTGTGAGCGGCGGGTTCGATATGGAGCCGGTGATCCGTCCTGTTCTGGACCTCTCTGCCGTATCGGCCGGAGCAGACGCCTTGAACAACCTATTCTATTCGCAGCGAGCGGTCGGTCTTGTCGGGCAGGCTGCCGTCGCATTTGAAGCCCAGCGCGGCGGAAGCAGTCAGACAACAATTTCCGTCGACAATGACGATGTTGTGGCTGAACTCCGCACGCTTCGAGGTGAGATGGCTTCGATGCTGGAACGCATGGAGAAGCTGCGTGTTGTGCTGAACACCGGTGCGCTCGTCGGCGAACTTGCTGAGCCGATGGATGTGGCACTCGGACAGCGGTCTACACAAAGAGGAAGGGGGATTTAAGTTGTACCATTCGATCACATTTGGCGATAAGAACACATGGGACGATTGGCGGCTTGTCCCCGCTTCCCGTCCGCTATTCAATCCACCTGCGCAAAAGGTAAAGACTCTGGACATTCCCGGTGGGGACGGCGTCATTGATCTGTCGCAAGCCCTCACCGGGTATCCGGTGTATCAGAACCGGACAGGGTCTATCGAGTTTATCGTCATGAATGACTTCAAACCATGGCACATGGCGTACTCGGACATCATGGACTATCTGCACGGACAGACCATGCGGGCGATCCTTGAGGACGATCCTGAATATTTCTACGAAGGGCGCTTCACAGTGAACGCCTGGAAGTCGGAAAAGGACTGGTCGCGGCTCATCATCGACTACGATGTCGGCCCGTACAAGTGGAAAAACCTTTCCTCCATCGACAACTGGCTGTGGGACCCGTTCAACTTTCAAAATGGAGTTATTCAGGCAGCTTTGTTCCGCAATATTGCGGTGACGACAGAGATGAAGGAGATCGAGCTGGATGCGGTGATGTACGGACTGGCTCCTGTCTGCCCCAGATTCATTGTGCAAAGCAGTGAGGGGCGCGGCGTTCATGTCCGATTTGTCAACCGTCAGCTCAGCATCGACCTGACAAAGCTTTTGCCGGAGGGAACCATTCAGATCCCTGAGTTTATTCTGTTTGGCGACTATGGCGGAACGATCTATCTTTGGGTCGACGAGGGAACGGGGACCGTGTCCGTTGATTTCAGACAAGGGAGGTTGTAAGCGATGTATTCTGTTTATGCCGATGGTGTCTGCATCTACAATGATGCCTTCGCATTGGACAACATGAAGCTTGCAAGCCCCAAGCTGACGCTGGAGGACAACGCAGCCGGTTCCTTTGTGATGACTGTTCCGCCCTCCAATCTCGGATACGGCACCATCATCCGTATGGTGACCGACATCGCCGTCCACAAGGACGGAAAAGAGATCTGGGCGGGTCGCGTCCTATCTGAAAACGAGGACTTTTACCTAAACCGGGTGCTTACTTGCGAGGGCGAGCTTGCATTCTTCAACGACAGCACACAGCCGCCTGCGGAGTACGCCGGAGGGACGATCCGTGAGTACCTTGAGGCGATGATCGCCATTCACAACGCAAAAGTCGGAGACAACCGTAAGTTTACCATCGGCATTGTTACTGTTGTGGATGAAGATTTTCCGACTTATTACACCAACTATGAAAAGACTATCACGATCTTGAATGCGTTGGTGGCGCAGTACGGCGGTCATCTGCGGGTGCGTAAGGAAGACGGCATACGCTATCTCGACTATTTGGCGGATTACCCCGACATTTGCAGCCAGACGATCCAGTTCGGCTCTAACCTCATCGAACACACCAAGGGATGGGATATGACGGAGTTTGCAACGGTCATCGTTCCGCTTGGCAACAGGCTTGACAAGAGCGAGATCGAGGCATTGGACGCCTATCTGACCGTTGAGAGCGTGAATGAGGGCAGCCTTTATGTCCAGTCCTCCGAGGCTGTAAAAACCTATGGCTGGATCGAGAAAACAGTGACATGGGACAGCGTTTCTGATCCTGAAGCGCTGCTGGAAAAGGCGAAGGCATATCTTGCCGACTTACAGTTCGACAATATGGAACTGGAAGTGAGCGCTCTCGACCTGCACTATCTCAATGCGAATGTGGAGGCAGTGAAGCTGCTGGACGAGATCCGCGTGATCTCGCGGCCGCATGGGCTTGACCGTGTATTTCCTGTCACGAAGCTGGAGATCCCTCTGGACAGCCCGGAGAATACCCAGTTTACGCTTGGCGACACGGTGCGGACCAGTCTTACCAGTGTGAACAACCAGATCAGCGCCGCTATCCTTGAGAAAATCGAGGGTCTCCCTAAGGCACACAACATCCTGAAAGAGGCAAAAGAAAACGCCACGCAGATCATGACAGCGGCCACGACCGGCTACATCACGATCACACGGGACGAATACGGTTCTGACACGCTTTATATTTCCAATATCCGCGACTATACCAAAGCCGACAAGCTCTGGAAATGGAACATGAACGGCCTTGGCTACTCAAAGGATTACGGAAAGACCTTTGGGCTTGCCATTACAATGGATGGTTCTATTGTGGCAGACTATATCACGACCGGTGTTCTCAATGCCGATGTGATCCGTGCCGGTACGCTGAAAGATTATGGCGGAAACTTCTCGCTTGACTTCGAGAGCGGCAAGCTGACGATGAAAAAAGGCTCCATCGACATTGGAGACGGAAACTTCACCGTTGACGAGGAAGGCAACCTTACCGCACGCCGAGGCACCTTTGCGGGTACTCTGGCTGCGGCGAAAGGCACCTTTAGCGGTACGCTGGTCGGTGTGGACGGAAACTTCAAGGGCGTGGTTCAGGCCTCTGACTTCCTTGACCGAGCTGGCAACAGCATGATGGATGACGAGCGATTCAAGTCCAAATATCTGAGCGTCTACGGACTTACCGTTACCAACGGTGTCCGCACGACCTTTGCTGTTGATTCCAGCGGTTCCGTTACCATAGATGGTAAGGTGACGCTGTCCGCCGGAAGCACGATCAACTGGGCGTCTGTGACGAACCAGAACCTCACCTCCAACCCCGCCTACTCGCTGGCAAGCACGGCGAATGCAAACGCGGCCACTGCAAAGAGCGCAGCAGACGACGCTTATGATGAGGCTTCTGCTGCATGGTCGAGAGCAAATAAGGCCTATCAGGATCGGTGCACTGACCAGAATGTATTTGATGTGCTCACCTCAGGTGGTACGAAGTTCGGTATTTTCAGCGACTCGTACAGCGGACGGCTTTACATCAATGCCGATTATATTCGCTCCGGCACCATCAATGCCGATTATATCGACCTATCATGCGATTATGGTGGATTCTGCAAAGGGCATGGCTCTGACGGTCAGCATACGACCTACGGTGCGATGATGTATGGTTCTAACGGTCCTGGTTGGGAGCCTTATATTATTGTCACCAATGCTGGCGCCCGTATCTCCGGTTCCGGAGCAGACATTGTTGTTTCCAGCGGCATCACCATGAGCGAAGAGCCAAGTTACGGTTCCGATTTAAGGATCAAGAACAGCATCGACTATGATCTTGCCTCTTATGAGGCGTTCTTCCTTGCGCTGAAGCCGTCCACCTTCAAGTACAACAAAGGTACTTCCGGGCGGAAACATTTCGGCTTTATCGCCCAGGATGTAGAACAGGCAATGCTTGACACCGGACTGACGTCAGATCAACTTGCGGCACTTGTCAAAGATCCCGTCAAAGAGATCCTTTCGGACGGCATCACGGACTACCGTTACAGCATCCGATACGGCGAACTTATTGCGCTCAATACGCACATGATCCAGAAACTCTATCAAATGGTCGAAGAACTGCTTCAGCAAAAGGAGGGATAATGTTGAAGAAACAGCTTAAAAATTCAGAAATGGTCGTGATGGTCCAGAACCTGCGGCCGCTTCTTCAGCTCCGCAACAAGATCGGCTATATCGCCGCGAGGAACTTCCGGATGCTTTCTACTGCTTTGACCGAGTATGAAGCATTCAAACACGACCTCATCAACAAATACGGAGAGCCCGACAAGGATGAAAGTGGCAACGAGACCGGAACCATTTCCATCAAGGTGGGCTCTCCTAATTTTAAGGCCTTCTGCGACGAGCTTGCCCCGTTCAACGAGATGGAGCATGAGGTCGAGCTGATGACCGCCAAGTATGAAGATACGATCGGCTGTCTTAGCGGCGAGGAGATCCTGCTGCTCGACTGGATGCTGGAGGACTAAGGAAGGAGTGATTTAGATGGCTGATATCAGCAGCTTTCTGAAAAAAATTCTCAGCGCCATTTATGGCGAAGAGGTTCGCGGCTCCATCCATGATGCTCTGGCGGCGATGAACACGGAGTCCAGCAGCGCGATGGAGTTTGCCTCCACAGCCAAGGATTCTGCACAGGCAAATGCCGCGGCTGCCAAGAAGTCCGCCGAAGATGCCGACAAAAAGGCGACAAGCGCCTCCGAATCCGCTGCGGCGGCTGCACTCTCCGAGGGAAGCATAAAGACCTCTGAGGAAAATGTCAACAAGCAGGCCGCAGACGCAAAAGAAGCTGCCGCCGGTGCTAAGGCGTCCGAGACAGAGGCGAAGAACTCGGAAGAGATCGCCAAGCAGAAGGCACAGGAGGCCACGGACGCCAAGACAGCGGCGATGCTTGCCGAGGGAGAGGTCAAGGCCGCCGAGGAGCGCGTGAGAACCATCCGCTCAGAGGCTGAGACACTGGGCGCACAGGCTACTGCTGACCGCAACGCAGCGGAAGAGGCCCGTGCTGCTGCGGAAGCTGCAAGAGACGCAGCGGTGAACAGTCAAAATGGAGCAAAAGCATCAGAAGATGCCGCCGCTGCATCGAAGACAGACGCCGAAGCCGCTAAAACGGCTGCTGTGGATGCCCGTGACAAGGCGCAGACCGCTAAAACGGCCGCCGAGAACGCGCGGGAGTCCGCCGAGAACTCTGAGGCAAACGCCAAGATTTACAAGGAGTCTGCCGCAGAGAGCGCCGCAACCGCACAGCAGTACAGCGGAAAGCCGCCTAAGCCGGAGAACGGTACCTGGTGGATCTGGGACGCTGAGAAGGGCACCTATGTGAACACCAACATCAGTTGCGAGCTGACCGGCCCGACCGGCAACGGTATTCAGAGCATTCAGTTGACGCATGGCAATCATACGCCAGGCTCGACTGATATTTACACCGTTACGATGACAGACGGAAGCAAGTACAACATCGCCGTCTACAACGGCCTGAACGGAACGGGTACGGGCGATGTGCTCGGCATCCATTTCGATCTGGTGCTGCCGGCCTCCGGATGGTCGAACGGTTCCATCACTGTGGCGGAGAGCCGCCTTGTGGCCGCTGCCAAGTACAAATACCTCATTGATGCATATGAAGCCAGCCGTGAAGAGTACCTCGAATGCAATGTGCGTCCGAAAGACATCTCCACGACCGGCTTCATCACATTTGTGAACGATACCGACCCGATCAAAGACATCACGGTGAACATCGTGCGTCTTGAACTGTCGGTCAATGCCGAAGAAGGAGGCGAATGATTTGAAAATCGCGATCAAAAGCTGCTTCACCACGCTGGTGGAGGACACTACACTGATCCAGAACGCAGCGACGCCTTATCCGGTCGAATTCGCCTTCAGCAAGGATTGGGACGGGTTCGCAAAGACTGCGCTCTTTGAGGCAGGCGGCGTCAGCATGGCTGTGGTGCTGAGCGAAGACAAGTGTGACATTCCGGGCGAATGCCTGAAGAAAGGCGGTATCCCGCTGAAGATCGCCGTTTATGGCGTCAAGGGCGAGGAACGGAAGTCGACGGGCTGGCATGTGACCAGCAAGATCCTCTTCCCGGCCAATATCAGCGTTGGCACAGGCGGCTCCGGAGACCCGATGGG